ACCCGCTCAACATTATTATACTATCAGTGGCCTGTGTATTTTGGGTCATAACAGGCATACTATGGAAGAAACCAGAGTTATGGTCATTAAATGCTATAATATTATTCATATATCTATACGGATTGATTAGATGATTGCAAACAAAACACAAGAAGCATTGATTATTTTACAAGAAGAGTGCGCAGAAGTTATACAAGCGGCTAGTAAGATATATCGCTTTGGTATAGACAATGAACACAAGTCAGGAAACACACAACGAGCTAATTTAGAAATGGAAATTGGTGATGTCCTAGCATTGATAGATATTTTAGTTGAGCAGGGTGTAGTAGATCTAAATAACATTAATGTAGCTAATGCAAACAAAAAAGAAAAACTAAAGAAATGGTCGAGCTTATATGAGTAAACTTAAAGTCAGTGAAATATTCTATTCAGCACAAGGTGAAGGTCGCTTCATTGGTGTGCCTAGTGTGTTCTTAAGGACCTTTGGCTGCAACTTTACCTGTGGTGGATTTGGTATGAAGGATCGAACACAGATGAGCACAGAGCGTGAGTTCATCGATCCTACAAAATATCGCATATACGAAGAGCTACCTTTGGTTACCACAGGCTGTGATAGTTATGCCAGCTGGGATCCTCGATTTAAGAACTTTAGTCCCCTATTAGAAACAGATGCTGTAGTCAAGCGTATGCTAGATCTGGTGCCTAGCAACAGTTGGATCATGCCCAATGGTAATGATACACATTTGGTTATCACAGGTGGTGAGCCATTGCTGGGTTGGCAACGTGCTTATCCAGACTTGTTAAGTCATAAGGATATGTATAACCTAAAGAACTTAACGTTCGAAACCAATGGCACCCAGGAACTACATGAAGACTTTGCCAAGTACTTGAAACTATGGAATCGTGGCAGTCGTGAGATAACATTCAGTGTAAGTGCTAAACTAAGTGCGTCGGGTGAGTTGTGGTGTGACGCAATTAAACCTGAGATTGTTAAGAGCTATGAGCGTGTAGGTACAACATATCTCAAGTTTGTAGTTGAAAACCCCAATGACTTTGACGAAGTAGATCGTGCAGTATCAGAATACAGGAAGGCCAAGTTCAAAGGCGTTATATACATTATGCCAGTAGGCGGTGTTGTAAGTGTTTACAACGGCAACAAATTTAACGTAGCTGATGAAGCTATGCGTCGTGGTTATTATTACAGCCCAAGATTACATGTTGATCTTTGGGGTAACAGTTGGGGAAAATAATTGGGATATCTATTTACAAGTGAAAGTGTAGCAGAAGGCCATCCAGATAAAGTAGCGGACGCTATCAGTGATGGAATTTTAGATCTGGTAATGCGCGATGAAAACATCGCTAGCCGTTGTGCTTGCGAAACATTAGTAACAACTAATCGTGTGGTCCTAGCAGGTGAATATAAAGGTAATTTGGACTCCGCAGAAGTTGACACAACTGTAAGAAATATTATCAAAACAATTGGCTACGAACAAGCGGGCTTTGATTGGCGTACGGTAGAAATCACAAACTTACTACATGGGCAAAGTGCAGACATTGCTCTAGGCACAGACACATTTGGTGCTGGTGATCAAGGACTTATGTTTGGTTATGCTTGTAAAGAATCAGTTGACTACATGCCTGCGGCAATTTATTGGAGTCACGAGATTCTAAAAGCTCTAAAAGCTGTACGAGAAGAAGGCATTTCTTGGTTAGGGCCTGATGCTAAGGCGCAGGTTACACTTGAATACGACAGTAAAGGATTACCTATTCGTATTGATAAGATCGTATGTAGCACACAACATGATGCTGACAAAGACATTGAAGAAGTTAGAGCAGTGGTAAAATCAGTGATCCGTGCTATTGTTCCATTGTTCTTAATTGATCATCGTACAGAGTTCTTAATTAATCCAACTGGCCGTTTTGTTATTGGTGGACCAGATGGTGATACTGGACTTACAGGACGTAAGATTATCGTTGATACCTACGGTGGCAGTTGCCCACATGGTGGCGGTGCGTTCTCTGGCAAGGATCCTACCAAAGTGGATCGTAGTGCGGCTTACATGGCTCGTTATCTAGCTAAGAACATCGTAGCCAGTGGTCGTGCTAATCAAGCAACTGTGCAGATCAGTTATGCCATTGGTGTTAAAGAACCTACTAGTTTGTTTGTTAAAACAGATCAAGGGGTTGACGTTGACAGTATCGAATGGATACGTAAAAATGTTGATCTAACACCCAAGGGTATCATCGATCGTTTTGAATTATTCCGCCCAATCTATAGTTCTACTACTAACTATGGACATTTTGGTAAGAGTTATTTGCCCTGGGAAGCAGTAGATTTATTCAAGGATTAATATGTGGAAATTAATTAAAGGATGTTGGGATGAATATGTTAATCTAATAGCACATTCATATCTGATAGATGAAGCGTATATGGAGTTTAATATGGATCAAGAATTAGGTAGGGGTAATATATAATGTTGGATAAAATTAAAAATTTATTTAAGAAAAAAGAAGAACCAAAGGTAGAACCTAAGAAAGAGGTTAAGAAAACTCCTAAAGAACTAGCCACTCTTGCTAGTGAACCATGGGTAGAAATACTCAGTATGGAAGTTGATCCAGAGAATGTCAGTAACGGTGCGTTTGAACTTGATTGGAATGACTTCTTTGTAGCACGGTTAATCAAAGCTGGCTATCAGGGTAAAACGGATCAAGATATTGTAGACAATTGGTTCCGTAGTGTATGTCAGAATGTAGTATTAGAAATCTACGAACAAGAACAAGCCGACCCAGAAGTACGCAGTAAAAATAACCGTCGTGATCTAGGCAATGGCAGAACGGAAGTAAGTTGATCCTGTACGTCAATGGTGACAGCCATACGGCTGGTGCTGAAGCAATTAACTCTCATGCATTCGCAGAGGATGATCCATTATATCACGCTCTAGGCAAAGTTCCACATCCAGACAATGAAAAGGTTAGTTATGGCTGTTTATTAGCCAATGCGTTCTTTGCTATCCTGCACTGCGATGCAGAAAGCGGTAGCAGTAACGATCGCATAATCCGTACCACCCAAGACTATATCAAAACAGAAAAGCCAGATGCAGTTGTTATTGGTTGGTCAACTTGGGAACGTGAAGAATTCCTTATTGATGACTATTATTACCAATTCAGTGCTGGCCGTAGAATCAGTGATTGGCCCAAGCATGTTGAACAAGAATATAAGTCTTGGGTAATTGGTGCTAATCCGATAGCCAAAGCCAAAGAACAGCATGATAAAATCCATGCTTTCCATATGGAACTAGTTAACCAAAATATACCGCACTTGTTCTTTAATTCATTCCATTCATTTAACCATTCTTCTATTACTCCAGTAGATTGGTCCAATAGCTATATCGATCCATATAACGATCTTGGTACATACTATCATTGGTTAAAGGCCCATGGGTATAATACAGTTAATCCAAACAGTTACCATTTTGGTGCGGACGCACATCGCGCCTGGGCTGAATTCTTACTTCCCCACTTGACAAATTTGATTTAAGAAAGTATAATAACTAAATGAGATATCTATTAGTTGACACAGCAAACACATTCTTCAGAGCCCGACATTCAGCACATCGCCAAAGTGATACTTGGGACAAGCTGGGTTTTGCTATACATGTGACCTTAGCATCAGTAAACAAAGCATTCCGTGATCAAAAGGCTGATCATGTTATATTCTGTTTAGAAGGACGCAGTTGGCGCAAAGACTTCTATGAACCCTATAAGAAAAATCGTAGCGTAGCACGTGCGGCACTTACTGACAGCGAAGCAGAAGAAGACAAATTATTTTGGGAAACGTTTGATACGCTCAAAACATTCATAGCAGAAAAAAGTAATTGCACAGTACTTCAACACAATGAACTCGAAGCAGATGATCTTATCGCTGGATTTATACAAGCTCATCCTGGCGATCATCATACTATCGTTAGCAGTGACACTGATTTCTATCAGCTACTCAATGATAACGTTAATCAATACAACGGTATCAGCGACGAGCTTCATACCATAGAAGGTATCTTTGATAAGAAAGGCAAACCTGTCATAGATAAAAAGACCAAAGAGCCTAAGAAGATTCCTGATCCTAAGTTTATACTTTTTGAAAAGTGTATGCGTGGTGATCCTACAGACAATGTATTTTCCGCATTTCCAGGCGTGCGCACCAAAGGCAGTAAGAACAAAGTAGGTCTTGAAGAAGCCTATAGTGACAAAGATAAGAAAGGGTATAATTGGAACAACATGATGTTACAGCGTTGGGTCGATCATAACGGTGTAGAACATCGTGTGTTAGATGACTACGAACGCAATCGTGTCCTAGTTGATCTAACAGCACAACCAGATGAGATTAAAGCCAAGATAGCAGAAACCATAGCCAACGGACAAGTACCTAAAAATGTTCCAATGGTGGGTGCTCAGTTCTTAAAATTTTGTGGAAAATATGACCTAGTTAAATTGAGTGAGAATGCTAGTAGCATGGCCGAATGGCTTACTGCTAGTTACCCACAGAAAGATTATGCATGATAGCAGATGGCAAGTTCCTAGCATTAGATCTAGAATTAAACCAACCCAGTGGCAAGATCATACAGGTTGGCGTAGCCATAGGTGATAAGAACACACGCTTTGAAGACTATGTTGTCCGTAAATGGTACATAGATCCACAGGAACCTATCAG